AGCGTATTGAGATTAAGCTACAATCTCTAGCATTAAACCTCGGATTTACAGACATTAATGATCTTCCAGAAGATTCAATCTATCCTACTATCTTCGCTGTAGGCGAGCTTAAAGAGATTAAGAAGCAGTTATCTCATGTTCCTACTCTAGATCCTGAGATAATTAAGAAAGTAGGAAAGAAACGCATGAAGAAGACAGAGGTACTAACTCGAGGGTTTGTTAAGAATCTGTCTGAGGCACTTACGATAAAGATTAATACTCTTAACAAAGAGTTATTAGATTACAATGCTGTTCATTCGCTTGAAAACATTGAACGTAAGAATGCTAAAGTAATCGATATGTCTTTTAGTAAGGCAAAGGCTGCAGCATAAAAGAAATTAGTGTAATAGTTTAATGGTAGAACGTAACATTTTTGTTAAGGTGAGAGTTCGAATCTCTCTTACACACTCCGTTACAAATTAACATTGTAAATTTATCAAAAATTTAAAGAAATGAAAACAACAATATCAAACAAAGAGAAGACAGCAGCTCTTAAGAAAGAAGCTGCAGAGAAAGGTATAACTTTCAAAGAAGTAGTTAAACTACACCGTAAGGAAAATCGCAAGGAACATAGAGTAAAAATAATCTCTAACGAGCAGCGCTTAGTATTACATCGCAAACGCAAACTAGCTGGTGAGTTTGCTGTAGTAAAGAAACACGAGGCAGCTGAAACACGTTTTGAGCGTATCCTTAACGAGAAGATTGAAAATCTGAATCAGTTCCGTAAACATTCCGGAAAATCTATGTCAGATGAGCAATACGAATCTGCAAAAGCATCGCTTGAAAGCAGTTCTAAACGAGAGCAACGATTAGTAGATAAGCGTATTAACAGAAAACAGCGTATCGAAAATCAGAAAGCTCGACAGACTGAGGAAGTTATGAAGCAAATTAAGCACTTCCTCGAGTCGGAAAGTAAGCGTAAAGCTAAGAAAGAGGAGAAGCAGTCTAAATATGCTGGAAAGAAAAAGAAGGTACCTCTTCGCAAGTTAGAGCCTAAAGAGAAGGTTGTAACATATCCTTACTATATTAGTGTTAATATATTTAAGGACAAAACACATAAAGAACGTATAGATTTGGATCCCATAGGAATGAACATTTCTCAGGATTCATTACATAAGTGGATGAATCACTATCACAGGATGTATAGTGATCTCTATAAGGACGACTACGTAGGAACGTTTGTATATAACAATCCGACGTTAGATCATTGCATTCTTGAGTCAATTAACAGTAAATATTATAATATTGATGGTTACTTGACTAGTCGTATAGCTTCTCAAAGAGCAGCTGCAGCGGCATAAAAAGTGCGTCGAAAGACGCACATAAGGAAGAGTAATAGCCTGATAAACTACACTAGGTACTATATCGATGCAGTATAGGGCAGTTCGATTCTGCACTCTTC